TATAAAAACTCTCTAGACTTAGTTTCGTGAGGCTCGGTTTTTAACCATTGCATAAAATATTCTACTAGTATATCACCATAGGCTTGATCAAAAAACTCATCGCGTTCCTTAGCTGCAAAGTGCCCGCGAGTGTGGGCTCTTCGTGCTAATTCTTCTGGATGAATTTTGTGGTTTCCATGGGACGCAGAATTGCTTAGCCTCGTCTCAGCTATTTTTTTATACTGGTCCATAATAATCCTTTTAAGTTACTAACGTATTATATACTATTTCGCCAGATTGAGCAGCAGTACCATGCGAAGTTTTTAAACTTGTTAAGGTCTGCGCGCCGTTATTAAGACCTGTTACTATTTGATAATCTTTAGGTCCTATTACTAAATTTGATTGCACTACTGTACCAGCAGTCGCCACATCAAACGTTATTGTAGCATCACTATGATTTGTTACCATAATAATACCTCCACCAGATCCGCCAGCAGTAGTTACTGTTCCTGACTGAGCTGCACCAACGCCTGAAGCATTAATTGTTACTGTTCCCATTTGGGCGTCCTCCTAATATTTGTTGTGCCATCATTAGTATTTCGTTATAAGAAGGATGTTGTGGCACTTCTGTTCCTTCTTTGACAGCTTTAATATTTAAGTCTGCCCATTCTTGAAAATGTTTATCAATAGATACTGCTAACTGTCTAGAATTATCGTCCATAGTATTTTTAGCTTGAGCTATAGTATATTGCACATTTGCTGATTGTAAGTCAACTTCAGCCGCAGCTTTCTGTTGTTGAAGCTGTTTTGCTAATTCAGCATCTTGTGTTTGTTTTTCTACAGACTCCATTGCACGTTTTCTAAACTCTTCAGTATTGTAATCTTCTAAGAAATCGTTACTGTCCATGTTCATAGATTCTATAATTTGAGTTGCTAAAACAGCTGGTGCTTCAGGTCGGACAACTATACCTGCACCATTGTTATTAAGAGCTGGAAGAACTTCTGCACCTATTTTTTGTAGTTTTTGTAACTTGTTACTATTACTATTTTCTCCTATATCAAGAAGAATTTCAACATCCATCTTAGATGGAAGTGCGTTCATATCTACGGTTTTATATACACCATCCATACTATACGAAACTTTACGTTTCATACTTTTATGCATAGTTTCGTAGACTCCAGCAATCAACCGCTTAAATCCTGTCTCAGCAAAACGCCGCGCAATATGTTGTATACGCTTCTGGGCTGCTGACTGAACAGCGGCGAACTTTTGTTCTGAATTTCCTGAAACATATAAGGTATCATTAAGACCTTGTACAGTCTTACTCATACCAGTCGCTTGCTCTTTTATTGTTTGCAAGTGCTCTAATAAAGGAACAGTGCCGGTTGATATTGTTTCAGGTGGTAAAGTAGATACTGCACCTTGCGGATTACCGTTAGTAGGTATAATCTGCTTTGGCTTCATATTTTGTAAAGCAGAAAAATCTACTATGTTAGGGTCAGCAAGTTTTGGAGCATAGTTTGTAAGGTAAGTATTTTCTACAAAACCTCTTAGTATTGCTGTAGAAGCTAGCGTTGAGCTTCTTGTAAAGTCTGCCATTGACAAACCATAAAATTCAAATGGTATATCAATAGGTACAATAGATGCTAAAGGTATTTCTTCTACATCGTTCTCATAAACAATATGATTACCAATAGTCATTATATGTTTTAGTTCAGCAATCCCGTCTCCGTCTCTATCTACTTCAATCCAACATTCAGTTACATTCACATTTATGTTTGCTTCTAATGGTACTTCATGTTGTTCAACAGATCCTTGCCAATACTCTTGTCCTGTTACTTGCTTTCTAGCAGCAACATCTTGTGAGTACTTTGCAGAACCTAACCATGAAGTATCATGCATATTATCAAAATCAATATCATCAACTATATCAGGATAATATTTTCTTATTTCAGATCTAGTCATCTGAGTCTGTATACCTACAAACTGAGCATCTTCTATTTCTGTAGCGTCTCTTGATATTCTAAAGTTTTCAGGTGGAACTAATTCTAATTTAACTTTAGACTTATCTATCTTTTTTCTTATTCGTACGTCTTTGTATATTAACTCAACATTGTTTACTTCGTTATCCATACTAGTAGTTCTGTTTTGGTAATTTAACTCTCCAATTACTTCTGCAGTAGTATCAGATAAAATTTCATCAAGCTTCATTTGAGTTACTTCTTCGTAATCTTCAAATATATAATCGTAATCTTCTACATAATCCCAACGGCATACTGCATTTTTCCATAGCAAAGAACATTTAATCCAGCTAGATAAAAATTGCCAGCCATTATTTTTTTTAAATATGCAGTAGTTTACTACATCACTTGCGTCTCTTGCAGCTTTAAAAGCTCCTGGGCTATTATCATAAGGAACAAACCTAGCTAATCTATGATTAGATAAAAACAAATCAGAAAGTATAGCAGTATAAGCTTCAATAACTTCTGTAGTAGAAGTATCAACAATTGAAGAAACTCCTTGAGGTGCTAAATGATCTGACGCCACACCAGCATATTCATAAGTTGATTTCAATCTTTCTCTTGCAAGATCAGAACTATTTAAAAAATCACCAGTACTGCTTTGAACACCTTGCTCTATCATGTTAATAAGCTGCTCATCAGTTACTGGTTCTTTGTAACCGTAACTTTGTACCATTAGTACTTACCTCCGATACCAGAGTATATCTTAGCCGCTTTTTCTAAATCTACTCCGTCGTATTCTCCGGGTTTTGTCAGAACACGATCTTCATGTTTTTCTTTTTTCTGGTCTTGTATATCTTTTTCAACAGATTGTTGAATGTATGTTTTATCTTCTGCCATGATCCGCTCCTGGGTTCAATCAATCTTAGTTTCGTCCTGTAATTACGTATCCGCCACCTTTATAGTATTTAGATAGTTTTTCTTTTTTATTTGCTATAGTTGATCCTACTAAACCCGTAACTAATCCAATCATAGATGGTTTTTTAGTAGGTTTTGTAAATTTAGAACCAACTTCAAAATTCATAAATCCTTTAGGGCTTTTTTTACTTGGCATTGTTTACTCCTTTAATGCTATACTATAAGCTCAAAGTGAGGACCATCGATAAATGGTCGTCTTCCTTGAGATCTTCTTAAATCTATATATTTATTCATAGCGTCTTCAGCGCTACCTGGGTAAGATCTAATATCTCCCTCAGACCATGCAGCTCCCCATTTAATAGGTACTCC